ACGTTTCAGGAGTTTATGTTGATTGCTGAAGAGGCTTATGATGCTTCCTTCATGTCTGGAGCACAAATTATTAAAACTGGAGAAGGTGGTCGCATAGGACAAAATCGCAAAAAAACCGCTCCTGAAATACGCCGCATGAAAGCAGTTGGTGATGGTAAAATGGAACTTGTTTCATATAAAATACGCAAAGATGCGGGACAGACGAAAGGATCTTCTGCTGCTGCACCTGGGAGACCTGCAAGATCAACTGAACTTAAACCAGGAACAGCAGGGACTCAAGGAAGTGCAGCAATGACTGCTAAAGAAAGACAGCGTAAAGCATTTCTTGAGCGTAAAGCAAGAGAGAGTGGAAAAGAACAACCAAAAACTCCATCTCAAGCACTCTCTCAAGCAAAACCTGGCGCAAAACCAGCAGCAGAAAAGAAACCAAAACCAGCACCAACAGGTAAAACAAGAGCAGAAAGAGATAAAGAAAGAAATGCTAAGTTAAGAGCAAAGTATAATGCAGAGAAACAAAAAGCACTTGCGGGGTATAAAGAAGTTCATGGATCTTTACCAAAAGGAAAAGAAAGAACTAAACTAATTGCCGCAGTTCAGAGAGCACATGCACCTCATCCTTCCGGCACATTAAAATAGCTCACCTCCAAAGCGTTCCTATGGTGTAAGAAGCACCAGACCCCTCTAAAATCGCCTACAACATCATGGAAACTGTGAATGTAAGACTTGACACGCTAAAAAGGGTAATTCGTGACCTAGAGAGCGCAGTGCAGGTCTGTCACGAAGTTGATAACACTCAAGGCGAGGATCCAGTCAAAACTTATCCTTATGCGGCAGGGTATTCGCGTTCTGCGATGACCTATGCTATAATTGACCTTAACAACCTCCTGAACAAGTGATCACGCTTCGTCCTCATCAACAACGTGCTGTTGCTGCTATGCAGAAGCACACCAAAGGTCAGGTGATTGTCCCTACTGGTGGTGGCAAAACACTGAAGATGATTGTAGATACTCTGCGTCAGTTTCAATCACAAACTCCCCAGACTGTTGTAGTTGTTGCTCCTCGCATTTTGCTTGCTGAGCAACTCTCTGCAGAGTTTCTGGAGCATATCACTACTGCTGCTGTATTGCATGTCCATAGTGGAGAAACTCATCACTTTAGCACTACCAAACCCGCAGAGATTTACAACTGGTCTCGTCGTGCATACAAACATCAGCTGATCTTCACTACCTACAACTCTCTGAATCGTATTCAAGAGGCAGGGATTGATGTAGATACGATTTACTTTGACGAAGCACACAACAGCGTTCAGCGACACTTTTTCCCTGCGACTGAGCACTTTGCTGCTAATGCGAATCGTTGCTACTTTTTCACTGCGACACCGAAACATTCTGCCACCATTTCTAAACCAGGCATGAACCTGCCTGAGGTTTATGGTCAGGTAATCTGTCAGGTTCCTGCACCTGAACTGGTAAAGCAAGGTTATATCCTACCACCTAAAGTTGTGGTCAAGCAGTTGCCGATGGTTCATGATCGTCAGGTAATCTTTGAGCGTGATGCTGACAATCTGATGGAGACGATTGATGACCAGAATCTCAGAAAGATTTTGATTTGTGCTCGTGCTACCAAACAGATTGTGGGTCTTGTGTCTCAATCTGATTTCTGCGTTCAGTTAGAGCAGCGTGGATACTCTTGGATGTATATTACTGCTAAGACTGGCGCTGTGATTGATGGCAGGAAAGTTGACCGCGAGAAGTTCTTTGATACTCTTAATGCCTGGGGCAAGGATAGCAGCAAGCGATTTGTTGTGATTCACCATAGCATCCTATCTGAGGGCATCAATGTGTCTGGATTGGAAGCAGTCCTGTTTATGCGGAACATGGACTACATTGGTATCAGTCAGACTATTGGACGTGTGATTCGTCTGGGCGATGAATCCAAGAAGTTTGGTCTGGTTTGTGTGCCTGTGTATGATAAGGTTGGCATCAATACTGCTCGCTCTGTGCAAGCAGTTGTTGATACGATCTTTGAGCATGGCGAACCTGCTATTAGTGTGATTAGACGATGACGTTATGGGGCTTGACATCCCCACCCAAAGTTGTTAGACTAACCTTGTTCACTTTATCCCGCAAGTTAGGCGGAAACATCATGAACTCTATTTTGAATCAAACTCTTGAAGGTCGCATTGCATATGAGGACCTCAAAAATGCCTCTGAAAATGATTTCCTTTACATCTTCAAAGGTGGCACTGGTGTAATTCATGAGGGTCGCCAGTTTATTGATTATGAAGACATCTACTGGGGCGAAACAGAGGACAATCCTGCTCGTAAAAACGGATCTTCTAAGGCAAATATTAAAGGACTGGCTACATCTAGAGCTCTAGGAATTGATGTGACTCGTCCTCTCCCTACGGTAAGTTCTTGTGTCATTACTGATACAAGTGGTAAGTCCTACAAGTATAAGGGAGAGAACGGGATTACTCGATACAAGGCAGACAAACTGAATGGGCATTTTGAAGGCGCATGGTTTGATGTTGTTCGATTTGTAGAAACTAATGGTCGCACAGCAAACTATAATCGAGAAGTGTGGTTGCAACTTGAAAACGACGGACTTCCTCAAGAATCTCATACCGTTGGTGATCTTGTTGTTAGTTGCTGCACACTGATTCAGAAAGGTGATCTTCCTAAGGAAGAAAGTGCAATTCGTGATTTTGTATACGAATCTGCTCCAAATATGACAACTCAAGATAAGAATGAAGTTGTCCGTATTGTACTCAAAGAGGAAGATGTTCCTACCAAAACTATTTCTTGGAGAGACAATGAATGTAAAGAATGGTTGGAAGAGAAGTGTTTGGATGATCTTGAAGTAGACTATTGTTTCCCATTTCACTACTTCCAGGATCGTATTTATTCTGTGTTGAAGCAGTATCACGAAACTCAAAAAGTACAAAAGGTTGTACAACACTTTGAGAATAAAAGTGATTCTGACGAAGTAATCATCGCTGCTCGTGAAGCCCAGAAAAAGAAGTGGGAAGAATTGCGACAAGTTATGGAATCTGTTGCTAAGTACATGGTTTTGAATGATTGGCAACTTCCTGTCGATAAGGATCAGTATTTCCCTCAAATCAAGACGGGAAGCAATGCCGATGACCCCAATCGTATCGTGTTTGATAACTGATGGACGGATTTATCATCGGTAAGGGTAACTATGCTGCCATTCCATTTGGTAGGCAGCTGATGATTATTCACAACGGAGAGCAACTCAAAGTGTGTAGGACCGAAGCATCAGCAAGGAAGTTCATTGATGACCACAAAAAGGGTAAATCACTTGGCAAACTTCCGATCAATTAAAATAGCTCACCTCTAAAGCGTTCCAGTGGTGTAAGGACTTAAAAAATGCAAACCTTTCTTGAAACCTCCTTTCAAAATGTTCGCTCCTCAAAGCGAACTGATGAGTTTCACAAAGAACTTCTCAACGATGTTCTGAACGCTTCTCCTAAGTGGGCAGAATATGATTGGCAGTATGAGTATCAACTGCCTGTTGATGGTTTTGGAGGAACTTTCGACATCGACATCGCTGGATTTGTGAATGGCGAACTTAAAGTTGCCATTCTTGGTAAGGCACTCAACAGCAATATCAACAAGAATATCAAGAACTATGCCAACACAAGTGTTGGTGAAGCAGCACGATTGATGTTTGCTCCGAATATCAATCTCGAAAAAGTGCTGTTCGTTTCTATTCTCCCCAAAGTTGCACCACGCTTCAACAAAAGTGGTGAAATTGTTGGATTTGATAATGTTCTGAGTGCAAAAGAACGCACTCAAATCAGTCATGTTCTTCAAGCGCAATATGGTGGAGTTGTTGAGGCAATCGATCTGCACTTCGACATTCAAGGTGTCAAAGAAAAGAAGACAAAAGATGATTTTGATGCTATCATTGTAGAAAACCTTGACCAACTTGTTATTGCATGAATCAGATATTTTGTGGAGAATGTATAGAAACCATGTCTGCACTTCCTGAGGGTTGTGTAGACATGGTTTTTTGTGATTTACCATATGGAACTACTCAAAATGAGTGGGATACGCTTATTCCATTCGATAAATTGTGGGAGCAATACTATCGCATCGTGAAAGAAAATGGTGCGATTGTTCTAACAGCACAGCCCCCATTTGACAAGATTCTTGCATGTTCAAACCTCAAAGATTTCCGTTATGAATGGGTCTGGGAGAAGAATAAGGCAACTGGGCATCTCAATGCGAAAAAGATGCCGATGAAAGCACATGAAAACATTTTGGTTTTCTATCGCAAACTACCCACATATAACCCACAAAAAACAACGGGACACAAACCATTTGGTGCTGTTAAACCAAAGGATAATATCCCAGAACCAGATAAGAAACGCAACTACAATCATGTTACCAAAACATTTGGGAATGATGGTACAACAACTGATAGGTATCCTCGTGATGTTCAGCGGTTTCCTGTTATTAACAACGACAATCCTTTGAAGTTTCATCCCACACAAAAACCTGTGGGTATGATAGAATACTTTATCAAAACCTATTCGAATCCTGGTGATACAATCCTAGATAACTGCATGGGTTCTGGATCTGCTTGTATTGCATGTATTAACACTGATCGTAAGTATATTGGTATTGAGAATGATCCAGAATATTATACTGCAGCGAAAGAATGGATCGAGTCAACTATTAACAATCCACTACTAAATGCGATGAATTAAAATAGCTCACCTCCAAAGCGTTCCAATGGTATGAAGAACACTCATCTCGAACATCCTGAAGATTCCATCCTGACGGGTGACCTGTCTGTGCTGGACTGGTTCACTGCTGCAGGCACTCTCAGCGTTAAAATGGACGGTGCTCCTGCGATTGTCTGGGGCACGAATCCTGCCACTGGAAACTTCTTCGTAGGCACTAAAAGTGTCTTCAATAAAGTTAAAATCAAAATCAATGAAACGCACACTCAAATTGATCACAATCACAGTGGGCGTGTTGCTGATATTTTACATAGTGCCTTGGATTATCTTCCTCGTACAAACAGGATTATTCAAGGTGATTTTCTTGGGTTTGGTGGTGTGGATACTTTTTGCCCCAATACGATTACTTATGTCTTTCCTGAAAAAGTAACTGCTAAGATTGTTGTTGCTCCGCATACTTGGTATGAAGCAAACGATGATCTTCGTGATAGTTGGGCAATTCCTCTCACTGTCAATCTGAAAGACAATGATGATTGTTTGTTTGTGCGTCCTTGTGCATACATTCAGCACGGACAAACTTCTTTTGCTGATGTAGAGGAAGTCTGTAACTTTGCCCGTCAAGTGTCAACAGTGTGTGAGTTCGCAACTGTTAAAGAAGCAGCACAGATCAAGCAGCAAATCAATGCCTGCATCCGTGTTGGTGTTGATGTTGAGAACGGTTTCATTGATTGTGACCCTAATCTGCTGGGTTTGTGGAAGTTGGTGAAGTCCATCAAAGAAGATTGCCTCTTCCTGTGCCGCAATGATGGTCCTTCAGCATACATCAGTGGTGAGCGAATTGATGCAGAAGGTTATGTTCTCTCCAATGAGTTTGGCACCTTTAAGTTAGTCAACCGTGAATGTTTCTCTCGTGCTAACTTTACTCTTGCTAAATCCTGGTGAATTAAAATAGCTCACCTCCAAAGCGTTCCTACAGTATGAGCACTCCTACCATGCAAGCACAAGCACAACAAATCATCGCAGACAATGTGTATCAGCACACTCTCGCATTGATTGAAGCACTCAAAGACAACTATCGTCAACACTCAATTCGTGGTCATCAGCGTTCTATTGAGCGATTTGATGCAGTTCCTGGTTATCATCAGCGCAAGATTGATGAACTCAAGTCTGGTAAGTGTGACATTGACTATACCATCGAGACTGGTAAAAAGTATCACAAAATCATCTTTGTTGATGGTGGTGGACAACGCTCTGCTCATGCTTTCATTGACAAGAACACTGGCGAAGTGTATAAAACTGCCTCATGGAAGTCTCCTGCCAAAGGTGTTCGTTATGACCTGCGATTGATTGCTGATCGTGAATACCTGCTGGAACATGCAGATTGGAGCGGGGGGTATTTATACAAATAACTCACTCCCAGTCAGTTGGAACTTTCTATGATGCTATTGGAAACTCTGGACATTATTGCACGATGACTTACACTGACATCACAAAACTTGAGAATTGCCCTGAGTGTGGTGCAAACTGGGTTGAAAAACTCATCCCACAAAAATACTGGGAAAACTATTCTCCACCCTATTTTTATAGTCGTGTGATTGGTATTGAATTGCTTGGTGAAGATCGTATCAATCATTGGGTGTGCCCTGATTGTAACCACAAGTTTCCACGATGACTTACTCTAACCTCTCCAAGATTCGCCCGAAACTGAGAACATCAGGTAACATCACAGGTAACTTTGGACGCTCTAAAGCTAAAGCAGGTTCTTCACTCAATGATCTGGGTGGTGATGGTAACATTGGTTCCACACAGACTGAATACCTGAACCGATTGTATTATGCTTTTGATCATACTACCGAACCTCAACTTCGTTCATTTCTTTACACCGAAATTCGCAAGATTCTCATTCAACAAGGTAAATGGTAATCTCATGAAATACGAAGTCAAGTTATATGTTGGTGGCAAAGTTTTCACCGAAAGTGTAGAAGCCGTCAACAATCAGGACGCAAAAGCAACAGCACTTGCTCGCAATCCGAAAGCAAAAGTGATTGGAGTTAATCCAGTTTTCCGGTAATTAAAATAGCTCACCTCCAAAGCGTTCCTATGGTATGAGCACCACCCCAACCATGATCGACTTCCCCACACTACAATCTAAGGATGGCACAATGCTAGTCGGATTCTATCCTGTTCAGACGCCATTTGGTGACATTTCAGAAGAGTGGTGCCTGCAAATCTTGTCTTGGAAAGGTATTGATCAGATCAGCAAAAAGTATCTGAATCGTGTTGAAAAGTCTCTTGCAATTCGTGACCGTCTCAATCATGATTACATTCTGACTGGTGATAATCAAGATTTGCCACAACAAGGTAACCCTTTCTACGGTGCAGTCTGATGCGATTCCAAGTTACTCAAATTGAGTTTGATTTTGATGATGAAGAGGAGATGAATGAGGACGAAAAAAATACTATCACCAACGAATGTATCGGTCAAGTATGGGAAGCAATCGATGAAGATGACTTGATTGAAGAGATCACATGTACAACTGGTTGGTGTATCAAATCGATTGACTATCGTCATGTGTTAGTCTAAACAATGAGACGCAAATCCCTGACTTTTAAGAAACTCAATTCCATGAAAGTTCTCACACTCATCTTCATCGTAGCATTGTTTTTTTCACCCTCTGTTCGATCACTGACTTCCAATACTTTACATACGGTAGCAGATCTGATCTCTTCGAGCAATTAAAATAGCTCACCTCCAAAGCGTTCCTATGGTATCACCACTCACTCCAACTCATCATGCGTAAGATCGAATCCCAGATGAACACTGCTATCACTGAGCACAAAGATCTCAAGTCAGGCAACACTCAAGTGGTTACTTATACCAACTGTTCTGATGTCTATCTGCACGGTAATCTGATCGCTCGGATTGGTGAAACCTGGATCGAATTGTTCGATGGTGGTTGGCAATCACATACCACAAAGTCTCGCCTCAATGCACTTCTCCAAGCGTTTGGTATGCCTGGTGAGTATGTCTTCCAAAAGAACTTTCAGTGGTTCGTTCAATACAACGGAGCACCGATTCCTTTCTTCTCTGGTATGCGTCTCGCTTGAATCTTTCTCACTTTAATTAACAACAAAACCATTGATTATCGTCACATTCTCAAATGACTGACCTTCGTTACTCTACGGGTGAAGAACTTGAAGAGTTCCTGTATGAAAAGTGCAGGCAAGATCCTGATCTTCTCGCTACTATCATCAATGAGTATGTGTGCTCGCTGAGTGATAACAAACTGATTGAACTTGAAGACTTTCTCACTAACAACTTTGGAGACGATTGATGAACCGCACTGAACTCCAAGAATCATACATTCAACAGGTGATTGATAGTATGGACTACAAAACAATGGAACGTTTTGTGTATGATAATCTACAAGATAATCTGCAAGGTTATAGCGACGAAGAACTGATTGCAGAGGTTGAAGAATACTATCCCGAACTGCTGGAAGATTGAATCATGACATCAACTTATTGCATTGCGTCTAACCTTTCCAGTCGTACTTATGAATGGTACAATTACATCGACGGGAAAGTGTTTCAGTATAACACAACTCCCGTACCATTTACATCAGTTCAGATTGCAGGATTCTATGCTTCATTGTTTCAGAAGGTGAATCATGATTGAAACACTTTTAGCAGCAACAATCGTCGGACAAGTTATTATTGGGCCGAATCTTTTACAGATTGATTATCTTACTGAAAGAGACGAGATTATTACGATTGTAGAAACGATTGAAGAGGTTCCGCAATAATTACTGTTCCCGTCCTGAGTATGACATAAAACTGCTTCTTGCGAATGGTTGGGTATGCTGAGAGGGGACTGGTTATCCCCTCTTTTTTATTGTCAAAAAAGGCAAAAAGTATTAAAAAACGATTAAAAATGTATTATTAAATATAAACGGGCTTTCGTAATCGTTCTCAATAAGTATGATTTATTGAGAATCATTTAGGTGTATTGTTGAGAATTAGGGGTGCATTTATGCGTTGATAAGTATACTCAGACCCTAGCACTTATGGTCATTAAAATGTGCTGAGGTCTTGTGATTATACCTTGATTAAATGTGCTCAGACCTTGTGATTTATGAGTCTTTAAATGTGCTGAGACCTCGTAACTTATGAGTCTTTAAATGTGCTCAGACCTTGTGATCTTTGCATGCAAGCTATCACACGCCCGCCAAAATGTCAAGACCCCCGTGATCAGAAAATCTCCACAATCGCAAAAAAACTATAAGGACCGCAAATAAATATCCCTAGACCATTGACATTTA